TTAAAGAGTAAAATAAAAAAGGATATGTATCCTTGGAAGATAGAAATAGATGCTCCATTAGCTCAGTCAGGAAAAAGAGTTATAGACTTTAATGAGAAGTTGATTCCAGAGGGTGCTGTAGGATTTGTTTACATGATGAACTACTTAGATAGTAAAAGTGGAATAATGTATTCTTATATTGGTAAGAAAAACTTTTATAGTAAGAGAAAGAAAAAGTTTGGAAAGAAAGCGCTAGCTGCTATGACAGACAAAAGAGCTAAGAAGTATGAAATGGTCACAAAGCTAGACTATGAAAACTATTTTAGCAGCAATAAAGAACTAAAGCAAGCATACAAAGATGGTAGAATGATATACAGAACCATTCTTAAGATTTGTTTTAGTAAAGCATCTCTTACCTATGAAGAAACCAAAGCTCAATTTAAGCATGAGGTTTTAGAAAGAGATTATTATCTGAATGGAAATATATTAGGAAGATTTTACAAAGGAAAAATATGAATAAAGAAGTTTTAAAGAACTTACTGACTATGATGCGCTCAAGTGATAAAGACAATCACTATATGGCAATGCAAGCAATTGTAAATCTGGGAGACCCCAGTACTGTAATAGAAAATTACAGAGAAGAATTATTATTCTTATGGTTATATGGTAAGCCTCATCTTGAAGATTGGGCACTTGTAGATGTAAGAGTTACGAGACTATTCCGTGACTTAGTAAACAAACATAGACCCAAAGGGGTAGCTACTGTATATAAGCAAGATTTAAAGCTTAAAGAAAGATGGTTGGGTCATATGATAGGACCAAATGCTCGCATTAAAAAACCATGGGTTGCAGAGCTGATGATTGAAGAAATTATCAATGAGAAAAAGAGAATATTTAATGCTCTTGATTTTAAATACAAAGAAATCCAAGTAAATATAGTACAATGAATAGACAAGATTCACTGAGTAAAACATCAAAAGACTTGATGTTAAAGGAACCGTATTATGGTTTCTTTTTGTTAATGTTACACAAGAGTTGGAGTGATCAACTTCCAACTGCAGGTGTATGTAAAAATGGCATCAACTTTCAATTGATGATCAATGAGAAGTTCTGGACTGATCTGTCAGAAGATCACAAACTAGGACTACTGAAGCATGAATTACTGCACATTGCATTTCAGCATCTTACAACCTTCACTATGTTTAGTGATAAGAAGATGGCCAATATTGCAATGGATATGGAGATCAATCAGTATATAGATGGACACTGGTTACCTGAAGGTGGTATAGATATAAATGACTATGAGGATCTTAATCTAGATAGGAGAGCAGGTTCTAGGTATTATTATGATAAGCTTAAACAAGCTCAACAAGATAAGAAAGATACTGGATCCTGTGGAGATGATAATATGGACAAGCTGCTTGATGGTATGGAGCAAGGTCAAGGTCAAGTTACAATTGGACCAGCTAGTGGTAGAGATGGAGATAAAGAAGTTGATATTCCTGATCATGAGTGGGAAGAGTTTGAAGACATGCCTGATGCAGAGAAGAAGCTTATTGAAAAGCAACTTCAAAGAGTTCTTACTGAAGCTAAGGAGCAGACAATTAAAAAGAGAGGGTATGTACCAGGTGAGATATCAGGTCTTATTAAGCTTGATGAAGTTATACCACCTAAATTTAATTGGAAGCAGTATATTAAGCGCTTCACGGGTATATCTACAAAAATCTTTACTAGAAAGCTAAGAAGGAAAGAGAACAAAAGGTACTCTGACAATCCTGGCCTTAAGATAAAGATGAGACAAAACATGCTTGTTGGTATTGATACTTCAGGCTCTGTTTGTGACAGTGAATTGAAAGAGTTTATAAATGAAATACATCACTTGTATAAAGCAGGTGTTGATATTACAATTGTACAATGTGATACCCAAATTCAATCTATCAAAAAGTATGATGGAAAATTTGAACTAGAAGTGTCAGGTAGAGGAGGTACTTATTTTGAACCTGTTCTAGAACATTTTGAACAAAACAGACAGTTTACAAGCTTAATCTATTTTACAGATGGAGAGGCTTGGACAGATATGAAACCCAGGAAACCAGTCCTATGGGTATTGTCAGAGAGATCTGATTTTAATGATAGCTTACCAGGAAAACAAATTAGATTAGAACTTTAAAAATTAAAAAAAATGAGTGAAAGCACGCAATTAAACGTAGATGAGTTAAAAGACTTCTTAAAACACATGGTGAAAAACAATCAGCACATTCAAAATGAAGGTAAAATACCTGTTGCTGTTAATATTGAAGGTGATGCGGGCCTTGGTAAAACATCCGCTATTGTTCAACTTGGTAAAGAGTTGGATATGGAAGTTGTAAAGATTAATCTATCTCAGATAGAAGAATTAGGTGACCTTGTTGGGTTTCCTGTAAAAGAATTCAAGATTGCCAACAAAGAAGGCCAAAGTACTTGGATTAATGAAAGTCAGATGGATGCTGCAATGAAGAAAGGTTACAAGGTTGTAGACAAGAGAATGTCTCATGCTGCACCTGAATGGATTCAAGGTAAAGCTGAAGGTGGCTTCTTGGTCCTTGATGATTATACTAGAGCTGATCATAGATTTATGCAAGCTACTATGGAGTTAATTGACAGACAAGAATATATTTCTTGGAGTCTTCCAAAGAACTGGCATGTAATCCTAACTACTAATCCTGACAATGGTGACTATCAAGTTACTAGTCTTGATGATGCTCAGAGAACTAGATTTATTTCTACAGAAGTAAAGTTTGATTCTAATGTATGGGCTCGTTGGGCAGAGAATGTTAATATTGATGGTAGATGTATTAACTTCTTGTTAATGAATCCTGAGACAGTGACTCAGAAAGTTAATCCTAGAAGTATTACTACATTCTTTAACTCTATCAGTTCTATTGATAAGTTTGAGGATGAGTTGCCGCTAATCAATATGATTGGTGATGGGTCAATTGGTGCAGAACCTTCTGCATTATTTGCTATGTTTATTAATAACAAGTTGGATAAGATTATTAGTCCTGAGCAGATTCTTACAAATGATGATTGGAACTATGTCAAGGGTTCTTTGACTGGTTGCATTGGTAAAGATGATGATTTTAGAGCTGATATCTCTAGTATTATTTCTACTAGAATTATCAACTTTTCATTAATGACAGCCAACAAAGGTTCAGTACCACAAAAGATGATTGATAGAATTATTGAACTGGTAACTGACTGTGATTCATTTACAGATGATTTGAGATATTACATGGTTAAAGAGATCCTTAATGGTCACAAAGCCAAATTCTCAAAACTGATGTTGAATCAGAAGGTCGTAGCAATGACTGTCAAGTAATTTTTATTTATCACAAGCTGAGGGGTGTAAAAGCCCCTCTTTTAAAATTAAAAAATGAGTACAATAAAGAAAATACCATTCATAAACTTAAGTGCAGATATTGGAAAAGATGAGTATGGCAAAATAGTTATACAAAGTGTAAATACTAATGAAACAGATATATTAAATATAATTGAAGGTTCAAAGTATAATAAGACAAACCATGGTCTGAAATTCAATACTAACAAGTGGACACCACAAATGAAAGATAAGATTTATTTTATGAAGGGATGTACTGTTCCAAGAATTAAACTTAAAGACTTAGCTGTAAAATATAAGATAAGAACTACCACTGACTTAAGTGCAGCAACTGTGGTTGTTGGTAGTGATAGAGCTGGAGATAAGCTATTTAGTAGCACCTGGATGCATTTGGTTCACCCAAAAGTATTCATGGCCACTATGGAAGCTTTGAAAGAAGTAGCTGAGGATTTTGATGATTACTATGTAAACCAAGTAGATGATATACTTGAAGGTTTTGACATGGATACCTTGGAATATGTAGGTGTTGATTGGCATACTAAAAATATATGCAACCCTAATAATAACTCTAATGGACTATTACCTACAAAGATTCTTGAAAACCTAGGTCTTACTATGAATCAATATAGAGCGTCTGAATATGCCAAGATAGGAAAGCATAGTGACTATATGTGGACTATTAGTGATGATAATCTAGAGATCTGGGAAGAAGTTAAAACCAAAGATGTGATTGAGCAGAATGCATTGCTTGAAGTTGTTAATGGTGATGAAGCTGTCTTAATTGATTTAGATACGTATCAAAACTTAAGGAACATGTTCAAGAGTTCTGACAGTGACAATCATGTGATGGCCATGGAGATTATGGCTAACTCTAATTATTTAGAAAGTCTTCTATATCTTGAGATGTTATTTTTTCACCACCAGAGTCAGATCGATTACTCTAGAACTAAAAACCATGTTAACTTCAAGTCATTGAAGAACTATCTTGGTAGAGGTACTAGTAGTAATGGTCATATTGATGGTGTTATTGAAAACCTAATGTCTTTTGGTAAACTAGATGAAGCAGCTCTTGCATTTATTATGGAAGATAGGAAAGAATATTTTGCCAACAATGGTTATTCAAACTATATTCAACCTACTTCTTATGGTTTAAATCCAGA